GTCTTCACATGTCTGGAGGTCGCAAGAAAAAACCTGACCACCTGAAGGTCTTGTCGGGCACCGATCAGCCCTGCCGGATGAACCCTGAGCAGCCAAAGCCGGCGACTGGCGCAGCGCAGCCGCCTGCGTGGCTGTCGGAGCGCGCCGCTGAGATCTTCGTTCGGCTGTCGTCCAGCCTTGTCGGCATGGGCATCTCGTCGCCTGACGACGTGGACAACCTCGCGATGCTGGCGAGCCGCTTGGAGGAGGTCGAGATCTGCACCGCGGTCATTGAAGACGCCGGTCGCACCTTCGAGAAGCGCGACGCTGACGGCAATCTCCAAATGATCCGCGCCCGCCCTGAGGTCGCGCAGCGGAATGACGCGATGCGGCACGCCCAGTCTTTGCTGTCTGAGTTCGGCCTGTCGCCTGCGGCGCGGGCCAAGGTGAGTGCGGGCAAGGCGGAGGACGAAAACCCGTTCGCCGCGCTTGACAAGATGGGGTGAAGGACTTCGCGGCGGTCGCTGAGCAATACGCGAAGGACGTGCTCAGCGGCGAAATCCCGGCGTGTAAGTGGGTTCGGCTGGCGTGCCAGCGCCACCTTGACGACCTTGCGTGGCAAGACGGCGACGAGTTCCCCTTTCGGTTCGATTCCAAGTCCGCGCAAAAGGCGTGCGCCTTCATCGAGCACATGCCGCACACCAAAGGCAAATGGGCGGCCGGTGGCGAGACGCTGACGCTTGAGCCGTGGCAGGTGTTCATGGTCTCTAGCGTGTTCGGGTGGAAGCGCAAGAGAGATGACATGCGGCGTTTCCGGCGTGCCTTCCTGCTGGTGCCGAGGAAGAACGGAAAGTCGGCGTTGGCGGCCGCGATCGGCAACTATATGTTCGCCGCCGACGGTGAGCACGGCGCCGAGGTCTACAGCGGCGCGACGACGGAAAAGCAGGCGTGGGAAGTGTTTCGCCCGGCGCGGCTCATGGCGAACAAGCGGCCGGACCTGCTGAGCCATTACGGCATCACGGTCAACGCGTCCAACATGCACATCCTGAAGAACGAAAGCCGTTTCGAGCCACTGATCGGCAAGCCTGGGGACGGTGCGTCGCCGTCGTGCGCCATCGTGGACGAATACCACGAGCACCAGACGGACGCGATGTTCGACACGATGGAAACGGGCATGGGCGCGCGTGAGCAACCCCTGATGCTCGTCATCACGACCGCCGGCGACAACATCGCGGGGCCTTGCTACCAGCTCCAGCACGACGCGCAGCAGATGCTTGAGGGCACGCGGACTGACGACGAGACGTTCGCGCTGATCTACGGGATCGACGAAGACGACGACTGGACCGACCCCGAGGTGCTGCGAAAGGCCAATCCCAACTTCGGGGTTTCGGTCGGCGAAGACTTCCTGCGCCAGCGGCAGAAAGACGCAATGGCGAGCCCGCGCAAGGCCGGGGTTTTTCAGACCAAGCACCTGAACGTGTGGGTGCAGTCGCGGGCTGCATACTTCAACGTCCTGCGATTCCAGCAGGCGGCCGATGAAACGCTCACGCTGGATCAGTTTGAGGGGCAAGAGTGCATCATCGGCATCGACCTCGCCGAGAAGCGCGACCTGACAGCGGTCGAGCTCCTGTTCCGGCACGGCGAGGGCTATGCGCGGTTCGGTCGCTACTACCTGCCAGAGGAAACGGTGGAGCAGCCGGAAAATGAGCATTTCCGGCAGTGGCGAGACGAGGGGCGGCTGGTCCAGACGGACGGCGCTATCACGGACGAGCGCGAAATTTTCGAGGACCTTCTGGACTTCGCCAAGCGGTTCAAGGTGCGCGAGGTCGCCTTTGACCCGCACCATTCGCGGCAGATGTCCATTCTTCTGATGGAGCAGGGCATTGCCTGCGTCGAGTATGGCAACAAGCCGCTGAACATGAATGAGCCCATGCGGGCGATGGACGCACTGATAACGGACGGCAAGTTCTACCACGATGGCGACCAGGCGTTCGAGTGGATGCTGTCCAACGTGGTGCAGCGGTCCAAGAACAGCGACCTGCACTCGCCGGCGAAAGAGCGGCCCGAGAACAAGATAGACGGGCCTGTCGCGGCGATTATGGCGCTGGGGAGGTGGCTTCTGGACGATGAGGGCCAAGGGGCGTCTTACCTTGAAACTGACGATCTGGTGGTGCTTTGATGTTCGGATGGCTCAAGCGGAAATCAGCGCAGACGGTCCCGCTTGACCAGATCAGCGAGCTGGGCGGCTTTGTGCGCTATGGCACAAACTCGGGCGTCAACGTCAGCCCGGCGACGGCCGTGCAGGTTTCGGCTGTCATGTGCGCCGTCAAGGTCATTTCCGAGGGCATTGCGCAGATGCCGGTGCGGGTTGTTGCTGAGGAGTTTGACGGTGACAAGGTGCGCCGCACGACGGCGCGCGATCACTGGGCGCACAGGCTTCTCGCCAAGCAGCCGAACGCTTGGCAGACCAGCTTCGAGTTCCGCGAATACGTGATGACGGCCGCGCTTCTGGATCGTGGCTTTCTCGGCATCAAGAACACGCTCACCAACGGGCGTGTGACGGAGATCCTGCCGATCCCGATGGGCACTTGGTCAATTGAGCGCCCGACTGGAACGTGGGATCATTTCTTTCGGGTGAGTTACGCCAACGGCACGCACGGCGACTTTCTTCCTGAGCAGTGTGTCTACCTGCGCGGCCCGTCGCTGGACGGGTTTAAAGCGCTGCCGGCGCTGTCTGCGGCGCGCGAGGCGATCGGGCTTTCGCAGGCGCTCGAGAAGCAGCAAGCGCGGCTTGCGGGCAACGGCGGCAAGCCTTCGGGCGTGCTGAGTTTCGAGGAAACGCTGTCGCCGGAGCGGCGCGATAAGCTGCGCGAGCTCTGGCAGGAGCGGTTCGGCCCCAACGGCGAGGGCGGTGTCGCGGTGCTGGATGGGTCGGCCAAGTTCATGTCGATGACCATGACCAGCGTGGACGCGCAGACGCTGGAAAGCAGGCGACACCAGATTGAAGAAGTCGCGCGAGCGTTTCGGGTGCATCCGATCATGCTCATGCACTCGAACAACACGACGACGTTTGCCAGCGCGGAGCAGCACTTTAGAAACCACGTCGTGCACACTCTCGGCCCGTGGATGCGCAGGTTTGAGGACGTGTTTAACCGCGACGTGCTTGGGAATCGGACGGACATGCGGGTGGATCTGGACGAGCGGTCGCTGCTCCGCGGCGATTTCAAGGACCAAGCGGAATATTACACGTCGGCGCTTGGCGCAGGCGGTCAGCCGGGCTGGATGACGGTCAACGAGATCCGCGCCGAGCGGGACATGAACGCGCTTGATGAGGCGTGGGCGGATACCGTGCCGCGCGGCGCGATGATGCAGGATGGCGGGCAGGACACGCCGCCCGATCCGGCAGAGTAAGAGGCACCGACATGCAGGTGAAGGACAACGCGCAGCTGCGCGAGACGAAGGCTATTGCCGTCGAGGTGAAGGCCGACAGCCAAGGCCGGATCGAAGGCTACGCCAGCCGCTTCGGCGAGATGGACCAAGGCGGCGACGTGGTGGTCAAAGGCGCCTACGCCGAAAGCCTTGCGAGCGGTCGCAAGCCCAAGATGCTTTGGCAGCACAATCCTTCGCAGCCGATCGGCATGTGGGAGGAGGCCAGCGAGGATGAGACCGGGCTCTACGTCCGCGGCCGCATTCTCGACACCGTGGAAAAGGGCCGTGAGGCGCGTGCGCTGATCGAAGCGGGCGCGCTGGACGGCATGTCCATCGGATACCGGACGATCGACGCGGACCGCGGCGCGGATGGCGCTCGGCTGCTGAAGCAGCTTGAGCTCTGGGAGGTGTCGCTTGTGACATTCCCGATGCTCCAGAGCGCCCGTGTTGATGCGATCAAGGCGGCGGACATGACGCCGCGCGAAATGGAACGGCTGCTCACGCGGGACGCTGGGCTCAGCCGGACCGTCGCCCAAGCCCTGATGGGCGGGGGCATGGATGCCGTGAAGGCCATGCGGGACGCTGGCGATGATCGGCTTGCAGAGCTGCGCGGGCTTCTCGCCACGCGCTACCAGTAAGGCCAATCACGGAGAAAACCGATGGCTGATTTCGATGAAATCAAGTCCCTCATCGAAGAGGGCAACAAGACCGTGGAGTCGATCCGCGCCGCAGTGGACGCGGTGAAATCCGAGGACGCGGTGTCCAAGGAAAAGCTCGCCAAGATGGAAACCGATCTGGCCGAGACGCTTTCGGCCAAGCAGGATGCCGAGATGAAGCTCAAGTCCATCCAGGAGCGGATGGACGAATTCGAGACGAAGATGGGCCGCCCCGGCGCAGCCGCATCCGATCGGGAGGCTGACGAATACAAGTCGGCGTTCTTCCAATTCGTGCGCAACCCGGACGATCATGCGGCGGCGCAGAAGGCTTACGAGCTGGCGCGCAAAGCAACCGACACGCGGACCAGCACCGCGGCATCGGGCGGCTACGCTCTGCCGGAGGTCATCGCGGCCGACATCGCCAAGCAGGTGCAGGACATCTCGCCGATCCGGCAGATCGCCCGCGTCGTCTCGGTCGGCACGCCGGACTACAAGGAGCTCGTGAACCTCAACGGCTTCGGCACCGAGTGGGTCGGCGAGACGGACACCCGTTCGCAGACCAACACGCCGGACCTGGGCGAGGTCGCGCCGACGTTCGGTGAGATCGCGGCCAAGCCGGAGGCCACGCGGCACTCGCTCGAGGATCTGTTCTTCGACGTGGAGGCATGGCTGCGTGACAGCGCGGTGGAGCAGTTCGCGATCGCCGAGGGCACGGCGTTCGTCTCGGGCAACGGCACCAACAAGCCGACGGGCTTCCTCGCTGGCACGCCGGTTGCGACGGGTGACGCGTCGCGCAATTTCGGGGTGCTGCAATACATCCCGACCGGCCAGGCGGCGGCGCTTTCGTCCAACCCCTTCGACGAGATGTATGACATCAAATACACGCTCAAGGCGGGGTATCGGTCGGCAGCGCGCTGGGTGATGAACAGCCTGACCATGGCTGCCTTCGCCAAGGTGAAGGACGGCGATGGGCGTTACCTGCTCCAGCCGGCGATTTCGGCCGATACGCCGGACACCATGCTCGGCTCGCCGGTGACGATCGCTGAGGACATGCCGGACATCGCGGCCGATGCGCACCCGGTGGCCTTCGGTGACTTCCAGCGTGGCTACCTGATCGCGGATCGTGTCGGAATGGGCATCGTGCGGGATAACGTCACGAAGCCTGGCTACATCCGCTACATCATGTTCAAGCGGGTCGGCGGCATCCTCAAGGACACGAACGCGATCAAGCTGCTCAAGATCGCTGCGTCCTGATCTCTGGTGTGGGGCCGGGCCATTCCGGCCCCCATCCTGAGCTGAGGAGGTGCGATATGCCCAAGCTGACGAAGACGATTCAGGCCGTGCCGCCGGGCGAGGTGTATCCGCGCACGTTCGAGGCAGGCGAGGAAGTGGACGGCCGTCTTGCGGAGATCGCAGACCAGCTCGGCGCCCTGGAAAAGCCCAAGCGCAAGGCCATGAGCCCGCCGGAGAACAAGGGTGGCTGACAGCTTCCTGACGCGCGTCGCGGCGCCGACCGTGCCTCTGCTTTCGGTAGGGGAGGCGAAGCAGCACGTTGTCGTCGATCACGACGATGACGATGTGCTGCTGGAAGGCATGGTCGCGGCGGCGAACGACTGGATGGACGGTGAAGCCGGGGTGCTAGGGCGCGCGCTCATTACGCAGACGTGGCGCCTGACGCTCTCGGCCCCGCCGCGCGGAAGTTCGCTGCGGCTACCTATCCCCATCGTGCAGAGCGTGTCAGCGATCACCTACTACGACGCAGCGAACGCCCAACAGACGTTGGCGGCGGATCAGTATCGGTTGATTTCGCAGCCTGAATACGGGCTGGTGGAATTGGTCGATGGCGCCAACTGGCCGAACACCTACCGCCGCGCGGATGCGATGGCGGTGGAGTATATGACGGGCTACGGCGACACGGCGGCGGACGTTCCGCAGCCGATCCGCCAAGCCGCGGCGATGCTGGCTGCCTATTGGTATGACAACCGAAGCGCGGCGACCGAGCGCAGCATGTCGGCGATGCCGATGGGCGTTCAGGCGCTGCTCGCTAACTACAGGCTCGCACGGGGGCACATCTGATGCGCGCCGGCGCCCTCACAGAGCGGGTTGCCTTTGACGCGCCGAGCGGCGGCACCGATGCCTTCGGCGGCACGACCGAGGCTTGGACCGAACACCACGTCTGCGCGGCGCAGTGGACCTACGGCAAAGGCGATGAATCCGTGCAGGCGGCGCGCGAGGCGGGGCGTAAGGCCTATAAGGTGCGCGTCCGGTCCAGCAGCCAGACGCGAGCCGTGACGACGGACTATCGCCTGCGCGACACGCGGCGCGGCACGACCTGGAACATCACCGAGGTCGATGCCGTCACCGATCGGCAGTGGGTTCACCTTGTTGTCGAGGGGCCGGTGTCGTGAGCATCAAACTCAAGGTGCAAGGATTCCGCGAGATTGAGAAGGCGCTGGCAGATTTGCCGCGCGGCACGGCCAAAGGGACAAGTAGGCGCGCGATGAAGAAGGAGCTCGCGCCGATCGCCGACACGGCAAATGCGTTCTGGCCCGGCGCGGCCGACAACGTTTTTCGCGTTACCTCACGGATCTCGGCCAGCCAGAAAGGCGACAGTCAGGCGACGCGCGGCCGGTCGGTCGTCAACCTCTACGTCGGCGCCGACTACGGCCCGCAGGGAGCGCCGCACGCTCACCTGATCGAGTTTGGCACCGGCCCGCGCTACACGCGAAACGGTGCATTCCGGGGCAGCGTTTCCCCGCAGCCGATGCTCCAGCCGGCTTGGGACATGCACAAGGGCAAGCTGCTCGAGGGCCTCGGCGCGCGGCTCTGGGACGAAATCAAGAAGACGCAGGCCCGGCGGGCGAAGAAGGCGGCGAAGGGCTGATGGAAGAACACCTCTACACGTTGCTGTCGGGAGCCCTCAGCTTCCCCGTCGCATGGGGCACACTCGGCAGCGGCACCAGCACGCCGCCGACATGCACATGGGCGGACTCGGGCCGATGGCGACGCGCGTGCAGATCGACTGCTACGGGGCGACCTATGCCGAGGCCATCGGCGCCAGCCGTGACGTTCGCGACGCGCTTGAGGGATACAGAGGCGGCCCGATCCACGGGGCGTTTCTGGAAGCCGTCCGGGACGGCTTTGACGACGACGCGGACCTGTTGCACCGGGTCTCGCTGACGTTCGCGGTGCATCACCGGGACTAACCGCCGGGGCTCCCGGCAATCACATATCGCTGAGCAAGGGAGATCGCCATGGCGACGAACCAACGTATTGTCTATGGGGCCACCAGCCAATGGGGCGCCGACGGCACGACTTGGGCTGACATTCCCGAGTGCAAGGGCATCGCGGTGCCCAACATCGAAATCGAGTACCTAGACGCGACGCACCTGCAATCGCCCAACGGCTTCCGCGAATACGTGGCTGGGCTGAAGGACGCCGGCACGGTCGAGATTCCGTGCGGCTATACGTCGGCGGGCTACAATGAGGCGCACGGCTACATGAGCAACGGCACGCTCGTGTATTTCCAGACGACCATGCCGACCGAGAGCGGCCAGACGACCGGTGACGTCTTTGAGTTCACTGGATATGTTACGCCGCAGCTCAGCACCGACGGCATCGGTGAAATCATCTCCATGACGCTCTCAATCCGTATCAGCGGCGAGCCCACGTTCACGCAGGGCAGCTGATGCTGAGCGGGGTGACGGTTCAGGTCGGCGAGACGGAGGAGACGTTTCGCCTGACCACACGCGCGATGATGGCGGCCGAGGAGTGTCTCGGCAAAGGTATCATGGCGATTGTGCAGGAGATGAACGACGACCCTCGTGTAGGGACGATCGTACGGTTGCTCGCGGAAGCCGCTAACGACGGTGCGGGCGTGGATCTCAGCCGGGCGCAGGAGATGGCTGACACGCTCGGCGTCGTGGGCGCCAGCGAGATTCTCGGCCAAGTCGTGGAAAAGGCGTTTCCGGAGGCGGCCGGAAAAAACCCGAAAAGGGCGGGCCGGAGCAAGTAGACTGGCCCGCCCTTTTGGGCGACTGGGTGCAGGCGGGGCAGGACGCAGAGGCGTTTCCACGCCGCACATTTCGCGAAATTGCGGTGATCGTGCAGGCGGCGGGGCGGCGCGACGCGCAGCAAGCGTGGCTGGCTGCGATGTACACGCGTTACGCCTACCACCAGCCCAACGAAATGCCCGAAGACCCCGCCGGCCCGCCTCCGAAGCGCGAAACGCACACAGCCGCCGATGAGGCGTATGTGCGGGCGTGGATGCGCGCGATGTCAGGAGAGAGCCATGGCAGTTGAGATCGGCGCCCTGCGCGCGATGCTGAGCCTCGACAGCGCCGCCTTCGAGAAAGGCGCCAAGCGCGCGCAGGCCAGCATGAACGGCCTTCAGCGCTCAATGGCGAAGGCCAGCGACCGCATGGGCCGCATCGGCCGGCAGATGACGACACGGGTGACCGCGCCGCTCGCTGCTGCTGCGGGCCTCATGGCGCGCAGCGCGGTCACGGCGGCGTTCGAGATCGAGCGGCTGGCGCAGGTCAGCGACGCCGGCACGACCGAGTTCCAGCGCTTCGCCGCCGGCGCGCGCGAAGTCGGGATTCAGCAGGAGAAGCTGGCCGACATTCTGAAGGATACGCAGGATCGCGTCGGCGACTTTCTCGCCACCGGCGGCGGCCCGATGGCTGATTTCTTCGAGAACATCGCGCCGAAAGTGGGCGTGACCGCCGAGCAGTTTGCCAAGCTGAGCGGCCCGGAGGCCCTGCAACTGTACGTCTCATCGCTCGAGGAGGCGGGCGTCAGTCAGCAGCAGATGACGTTCTACATGGAAGCGCTGGCGAGCGACGCCACGCTTCTCCTGCCGCTCCTCCGCGACAACGGCGCCGAAATGCAGCGCCTCGGCGACCGGGCGCAGCGGCTTGGCGAGGTTATGGACAGTCAGACCATCACTGCGCTGAACGGCGCGCGCGAGACGATGCGGGACATGCGCGCGGCGGGTGTGGGGCTGCGCAACGAGATCATCGTCGCGCTCGCACCAGCGATGGAGCGCATCGCTGAGGTGCTGCAAGGCGTCGTGGGGTGGTTCCGCGAGCTATCGCCGCGCACTCGCCGGTTTGCCGTGGCGGTGACGGCTTTGGGAGCCGCCGCCGGACCCGCAGCCATCGCGCTCGGTGCGGTGGCGGCGGCCCTCAGCGTCATCAATCTGCCCTTGGTCGGGTTGGCGGCTCTGGCGACCGCAGGCGCGGGCGCGCTCGTTCTGCTTTCGGGCGATACCGGAAAATACGAGAAGGCCGCCAAGGCGGCTGAGGGCGCGCAGAAGGCGCTCAACGCCGCGATGGGCACCTTCTACGAGACCTCCGCGCCGAGCAGCGCGCGCGAGGCCATTAACGCCGCGAACGCCAACTATCAGCTTGCCGAAAGCGCGCTTGCGGCGGCGGAGGCGGAGATCGCGAAGTTTGAGGCTGCGCGTCAGAACATGCGTGAGGGCTTTGAGGCGATGGGAGGCGGCCTCAGCATGGAGGCCGAAGCCCGGCTTTCCGCCGAACGTGCCGCGCTTGAGCGTCAGAGGATGCAGGCCGAGGCCGCGCTTGAGGACGCGAAGCGCGCCCGCGACCGCGCGGCGCGCAGCGTTACGAGCGCCATGGACCTCGGCGTCATCGACGTAAACGGCGGCGGCGCAAACGATCTGAAGGTGCAGGTCGAGGGACTTGGCGATGCGCTCAAAGGCATCGGCGGCGGGGGCGGGGCTGCTGAGGCGGCCCAACGCGCTCTGAGCCGCATGGGGCAAGCCGCCGGAGACGCAGCCTCCTCGGGCCTCGACCGCCTCGACCGCGGTTTGGAAAGCGTCTCCGACGCCATGGCGCGCGCAATCGTGCAGGGCAAGGACATGGGCACTGCGCTGGCCCGCGTGTTCGACCAGATCGCGACGGACCTCCTATCAAGCGGCATCAGCCAGCTTATCGGCGGTGGCTCGTCGGGCGGCGGTGGCCTGTTTGGAAGTCTGCTGAGCGGGCTGGTCGGCCCCGGCATGACGACCGGCACCCCGCTCACGATCCCAGCGGGCGGTGCCGAGGCCCTCCTGCCGCCCTCCTTCGCGGGCGGCGGCTACACCGGCGACGGGCCGCGCACCGGCGGGCTGGACGGGCGCGGCGGTTTCCCGGCGATCCTGCACCCGCGCGAGACGGTGGTGGATCACACACAGGGCGGGGGCGGCGGCACACAGCGCATAGACGTGCGCGTCTACGTCGACGAAGACGGCCAGTGGCAAGGGCGCGTCGAGCAGATTGCAGGCGACGTTACACAGCGCGGCCTCGCCGCTTACGATCGGCAGCTGCCCGGCCGAGTGCAGCAAAGCCTCGTGCAAGGGCGCAATCGCCGCCAAAACAAGGCGTGGAGCGGCTCATGAGCCTGACATTCCCGCGCGACATGACGAGCGCTGCGCGCTGGGAGCGCGCTGATCTCGTGCTTCAGCACCGGCAAGAGCTAAGCCGGACTGCTGGCGGCGACGCGCAGGCACAGGACATCGGGCCGGCAATCTGGAGGGCTGATTACGCGACGGTGCCGATCCTCGCGGCCGAGGCGCGCGCCTATTACGCCGACCTCCTGACGCTGCGCGGCGCCGCGCGGACGTTCTACTTGGTGCCGATTCCAAGCGCGCCCGCCGCGCGTGACGGCGAGGCACTGACAGGTATCGAGGTGGAATCTATTGCCACCAACAACGACGCGCTGGCGTTGCGCGGGCTGCCCGCAGGCTTCGAGATGCGCGCGGGCGATTATCTGTCCATCGAGACCGGCGCGGGCGGGCGCGAGCTGCACATGCTGCACAGCGGCGCCACGGCCGACGCTCAGGGCGTCACCGGCGAAATGATCGTCGTGCCGCATGTCCGCCCGGTCGTGTCCACGGGCGATACGGTGACGCTTGTCTCGCCGCTCGTCGAAATGCGGCTGGAGCCGGACAGCCTGCGCCACGAGCGGCTGAGCCCGCTTCACAGCCGCGTCTCATTCCAAGCGACGCAGGTGATCCGATGACGCGCACCATCTCTCCGGAGGTGCAGGCACGCCTCGAGGCCGGTGCGCTGGTGCCGCGCGACTTCCTCTGGATCACCCCGCGCCGGCGCGACACCGGCGCCGCGGTCACCTGGGGCGCGTGGTCCGACCTCGGCACGATCACCGCGGACGTCATCGACCCGGTCTCGGGCGTCACCGTGCAGCGCACCTACGAGGGCGCCGGATCGCTGGTGCAGGTCTCGGAGGTGCCGCTGGTGGTCGGCCTCACCGTGCAGTCGGTCGAGATCCAGCTCAGCCAGATTGCAGCCGGCGCCGAGGCGCTGATCCGCACCTACGACGCCCGGCGCGCGCCGGTCGAGCTGCACCGCGGCTTTCTGGACCCCGCGACCATGCGGCTCGCCGCGCCGGCCGTCCCACGCTTCCTCGGCTTCGTGGACGAGGCGCCAGTCGAGACGCCGGCCGAGGGGGGCGAGGGCGGCATCCGGCT